AAGTTAAACTTTTTCTGATTTAGCTCTTGACGAAAGAGTTAAAATGTCTTAATCTAAGATTATTGCTTATGAAAACTAAATTATTCCTAGCTACATCACTACCCCTTTGGGCGCTGGCAACTTGGAGCTGCTTTAGAAGTCCTGAAGTCAAAACAATCACAGAAGAAAAGATTGTTTATCCAGAAAAGGTCGAAGCATGTGTCTCTCTTACCAAGTTTCAATTAGAAAAGATGTTGAGCAATTTCAATGAGGATGATCATCCTTCAGAAATGATGCGGTTCAAGAGCCTTGTCAAACGTGATGGTAATGGTTGGAGAATCTCTTCTACTCATCTAGCCAAAGGTGCAGAGAAGTATCCGCTTCCAGAAGGTAAGTTCTTTGTTGTTGATGCTTCATTTATTGATTATCATGGTGAGTTCAAAGATTGTATTGATTACGCTGACAATTACAAAGAGCATCACGAATACATTGTAGTATCAGCAAAATGAAATTGACTTTATTACCTTTTGTTTTTCTCTGTAGTTGTACGACAAAGAAGTTAAAAGAAGATCCTGCTTGTATTTTTGATGACTATATGTTTATGGCCCCAAAAGTATCGGAGGAGAAAGTTTTTAATGATTTGCTCTTGCAAGATATAGTAGAGAATTTAGAATTCTATACAGACGAAGAAATTATAAGTATTATTTGTGAATGAATCCTGTTGACACTATTGTCTGTATCTACTCTTCCTGTGAACACTTAGAGGAGGCAAAAAAACTAAGGGATGATTTAATTCTGCCGAATTCTAAGTTTATAATTTTTCTTTCGAGAGATTATGAAGGCGACGAGTCTGAAGGGTTGGTTAAGTTGGATGTTAGTGAGGGTTATGAGCTTTTATCTATAAAGACTTATAAGATGTTTGAATATATCCATAAGTCAGGTATTGAATTTAATAAAATTTATAAAATAGATGTCCCTCAAGGTTCGGAGAATATAGATGATGTAAAAGAAAAATTCTTTGGTGATTCAGTTGATATTAAAGATCATTACTTTGGCAATGATTGGTATAGGGCTAGTGAAGAGTCAACCCTTTCTTGGTTCAAAACGAAAGGGATGTCAATAAAAGGTGGTAGTTGGTGGCTTCTGAGTAATGAAATGTATACTTATTACTTTAGTGGGAAGTTTTATGGTTTGAGTAAAGACTTCTTCGACTTCTTTATTAATGATAACACTACAAAAGGTTTATGTAACCTAATGGTGAGAGATTGGGGCGGGTGTGAAGATATGGTTGTTGGTATACTTTACCAAAAGTTTTTAAAACATGATCAATAAAACTAAAAAATTTGTCTTCATACATGTGCCTAAATGTGGGGGTACATCAGTCACGAAATGTAATCACTTTAATTGTTGGCGGGGTAACGCTCATTTAACTTTGGAAGATTACCACAAAGCACTGTTTAATTCCAACTCTTATAAATATTACTCTATAGTGAGGAATCCTTGGTCTCGCATACTAAGTGTATACACTTATTGGAAACGCATGGACTCTAGTCATAAAAACTATATTTGGGCTAAAGCTGCGTGTAGGGCTGTGCAGGATAATAATATGAGTTTTAAAGAGTTTATTTCTAAGTTACTAGAACCTAAAATTTACTTTCATAAAGTAAATCAGCCTGATGTGGAAATGCCTCATTTGAAAACACAATACAGTTTTTTAAATGTTGGAGGAAAATTCAAAATGGATTTTGTTGGCAAAATTGAGAACTTACAGAATGATTTTGATTTTATCTGTGATCAAATAGGAATATCAAGACAGAAACTTCCTCATTTAAATAAAAGTGAGCATGTTGCATACACAGATTACTATGATGATGAGGCTATAGAAATTATTGATCATTTGTACAAGAATGATATAGAACACTTCAACTATAATTTCGGAGATTAAATGATTAGTCATAAAGACAAATTTATATTTATACACATACCTAAATGTGGCGGCACTTCGATAGAGAGGTTTATTTTATCTCATTATGGGGTATCTCATGATTGGACAAGAAAATACCCTCTGGAGTCATTGCCTATGAAAGTCAGATCTGAATTTAGCATTGGATTTGAGCGGCAACAGCACATGTCTTTAAGTAATTTCGCCTTAGAAAAACAAAAAGAATATTTTTCCTTTGCTTTTGTGAGGAACCCTTGGGATAGGATTATGTCTTCTTACTTGTATTCTAAGAGGCTTGGTTATAAATTCACTTTTAAATCTTTTTTTAATTCCCCCATATTCGCAAATCATTGCAAAACACAATGTTCTTTCCTTAACAAGAATATAGATTTTATAGGTAGGTTTGAGAATCTACAAGAAGACTTTGATATAATTTGTGGGAAGTTGAGGCTTAAAGTTAAGAAATTACCGCATGAGAATAAAACCATTCATGGTCATTACACAGAATGGTATACTAATGAAGATAAAAAGCTGGTTCAAGATAAATATTCCGAAGATATTGAGGCTTTTAATTATAAATTTGGAGAATAAATGAAGACTTACACATACGACAGTAAGATTATTGGGCCTGACGGGTATCAGGAGCTTATGGTGGCGGTTTTAAATGATAAAGGGAATCCCATTGATTCTTGTTGTTATAAGTTGGATTCTCCAGAAATTCATGATCTTATGACTGCTGAAACAGGAGCGCATGAGTTCGGCATAAACGGTTGGGATTTAGATCCAGCGGATCAATATAGAGGCTACGCCATGAAGAAATGAATAATATATTTGTTACAGGCTCTTCTGGTTATATAGGTTCTCATCTTTTAAAGATGATAAATGATCGTTTGTTGACTGATGTTTGTGGTTTAGATAAAGAAAACCCAGATAAAATCTACCCTGATAAATTTTATTATGGAGATATCAGGGATGGTAAGCATTTAAAATATAAGCAATCTTTTGATTGTGTGGTTCATTTGGCTGCTGAAATGAGAGTTGGAGAATCGGTAAAAGATCCAATTCTATATTATGAAACTAATGTCTTTGGCACTTTAAATGTTTTGAGAAACATAAAAACTAAACATTTTATCTTTGCTTCGACTGGGGCAGCGGAAGGATTAGCTTCTCCTTATGGTATTTCCAAAAAATCAGCAGAAGAAATTGTTATTCAATACTGCCTAGAAAATAATATTCAATATACAATCTTTAGATTCTACAATGTCGTTGGGTCAGATGGCATACCTATTAAAAATCCAGATGGTTTATTTTACAATCTTTTAAAATCAAAAGACACAGGTGTATTTACAATTTTTGGGAATGATTATGATACTAAAGATGGAACCTGTGTTAGGGACTACGTGCATGTGAATGAAATTTGCGAATCAATTATCTTGTCGATGAATAAACCTGCTAATGGGATAGAGAATTTAGGGCATGGGAAAGGAACTTCTGTATTGGATATGTTTAATGTTTTTAAAAAAGTAAATAATCTGGACATATCTTTAGAATATGCCCCCCGTAGAGAAGGGGATATGCCAATAAGTGTTTTGGGTAATAAGGGTAATTATATAAAAAACGAGTATAATTTAGAGGACTTGCTCAAGACCAAGAATATCGAGGCTATGCCATAAAGAAATGAATTATGGATGATTGCCAGTTAGATTTTTTTGAAAACTACAATTCTTTGGATCCAAAGAGTGAGACTAGAATATGTATAAAATGTAAGAAAGAGAAGCCTTTAGATTATTTTAGATCTCGCGATAGAGGATCCTTCAGAAGAACTGAGTGTCGGAAATGTGAGCTTAAGCTACAAAAAGAAAGAAAACGCTTGAGGGAAATTACCCCCCCTCCTCCTGATGATTACATTTGCCCCATTTGTAGAAAAGAAGAAAAAGAGCTTTTGGGGAGAGGGGGCAAGAATAATGGTGCTTGGGTTAATGATCACGATCATGAAACGGGCGAGTTCCGAGGTTATTTGTGTCACTCATGCAATAGAAACATAGGAGGCTTTAATGATAGTATAGAATCTTTAGAAAGAGCTATTAAATACCTTAAAAAAAATGATTAAAAATATAATTAACCTGTTGTCTAAAATCTTTAGAAGAAAATCCTTGCACAAAGACTCATTTGACGTTAATATTAAGTCACAAGATAAGTTGAAAGAGGTTTTTGGTGTTGATAAGGATATGGAGTATGCAGATTTCTCAGCTCAGACAAAAGAGAAGAGGGATCAATTAAAAAAGCTTCTTGAAACTATCTCAAAAGACCCAGATCGACTGTGATATTTCCAAATATGGGATAACATATTTAATCTTTGCAAAATTTTTAAATTTTTATTAAAAAAACTAATCAATTTCTGCGATCAATAAAAAAATATTTTAAAATAATTAATAAATGAAAATAAAACTTGAGCCAGATGAAATCACAGTTTGTCAGATGCTTGGTAGGATGCGCTCGCTAATCGCAAGAAATTCAGGCGTGAAAGATGCTAAGATCGGCAAGCAAGATGGTGCAGAGGCTGACGTTCTTGGTGTGATGGCTGAATACGCATTCTCAAAAAGATTTAATACTTTTCCAGATTTAGGCTTAACTCCACGTAGCGGAAGTGCTGATGGCGTTCTCAACGGCAAACGTTACGATATTAAGTCCACTACCTATAAGACTGGAAGGCTTCTCTCCACCATGAAGGTGAATCCAGATGTAGACATATATGTATTGGGTATTGTAGAGAATAATGAAATAGATTTTGTTGGTTGGGTATCTAAAGAGGATTTAATCAAAGAAGAAAATATTGTGAATTTGGGGCATGGGAAAGGTTATGCTCTGACTCAAGATAAATTAAATACTTTTAAGTAGTATATGAAGAGGGTATTTGAGAATTTCACTATTTTAATTGGTTCGATTATCATTGGCATTCCCCTTGGTTTGGTTGTTGGTTTAATCTGTTGGTTCAGGTTCCCTTATCAAGTATACCTAGAGGCTAGAGTCAAGTTAGCTAATAGAAGAATAGAAGAAGCAGTAGAATTCATCGAACAACACAAAAAAGAAAACTCTATTGAAGGAATGTGGGAAAGACACATAGAAAGAATGGAATCAAAACAAAAAAATTATGACAATTGAAGAAGTTATAACCATGTTGGAAGAGACTACTAATAGTCTCAAGGATACACTAAGAAAGAAAAGCTCCGATTATACAGGTGGAGAAGGTAGTAAAGATCCATTTGCAAATTTTAAAGCGACTGAAACTCTTGATGTAGATCCTGTAATTGGGGTGATGATTAGAATCATGGATAAGATTCAAAGAATTAGATCTTTTGTTTATGATGGTAAGCTGAAGGTCTCCAACGAGAGTGTTTATGATGCCTTCGATGATATCATTGGATACACCATCCTAGCCAAAGCAATGACCCAAGAGAAGCGTGGTAAGAATTTAAATTAAAAAAAATCAAAAAAAGCCTTGCATTGGGGTGTTCGTTGATCCATAATGACCTCGTTATGGAATTCGAACACCCCATTTTTAATACACCCGAAGAGTATGAAGAGTATCACCAGATCATGGCTGAGTTAGCGGAGGAGGCAGAGAGGAATGCTCCTGATCCTCGCCCTCAAGATCTTGGTCTGAATAATAATTCATATTTTAATCAAAAAAATGTTGACACCCGCAAAGTCCAAGCTTAATCTACCAACAGTTATGAGTAATACACCAAAACGAGGTCGTGGTCGTCCTAAAGGTTCGACCAGTTTCATCAGCATCAAACTCGCTGATCTTGTCAACAACCTTGGCTTGAATGCTAAGGTCTCTGTTAGTAAGAGATGGCTAGAGGGTATCGGTTTCGAGATTGAGGAATCTCCAGCCCCAGCTCCAGCTCCAGCTCCAGCTCCAGTCATGACGATATCATCTACCACTGATGAGCCTAATTCAGAAGAAGTAATTCAATTCGAAATTCACTAAAGCTATGTTTGAAACACTTGTAGGCCAAACTGAGGTCAAAAACCGTCTAGGGTTCTATGCCAAAGCTCACAAAGCTGGCTCAATCATCCCTCCCATCATGCTTAATGGAGCTAAGGGGTTAGGTAAGACTGAGTTCGCTAAGGACTTTGCTAAGGGAATCAAAAAAAGACTTCTTGAGATTAACTGCGGCACAATTCGCAATGCTCAGCAGTTCTTCGAACAAGTCTTCATGCCAGCTATCGCAGGAGAGGAGATTACCATCCTCTTCGATGAGTGTCACGCCTTACCTAATGATTTGGTTGAGGTGTTCCTCACAGCTTTCAATGTCGAGGGAGCTAAAACTAAGCAAGTATCTATTGGGGAAGGGTTCGCAACCTTTGACTTCCAAAAACAGAATTTCTTGTTTGCGACTACTGAGCTTCATAAGATCTTCGATCCCTTCAAGGATCGCATGACAATTGTTGACTTCAAGCCTTACAATTCTAAAGAGCTTGCTCATATCATCAAAAAGAAGCTTAGTTGGGTGGAGTTCGACGACTCTATTCTCAGTCAGATTGCTGACACTGTTCGCGGTAACGCTCGCAGCGCAATCAAGAGAGCTTTGGAGATCAAAGCCTTCTGCGAGATCAAGAACAGGTCCAAAGTCCGAGCCGCAGACTGGGCTGAGATGAAGCGTCTCTTGGGTATCAAGCCGCACGGTCTAACCAACCTTGAGGTGCAGATCCTCGACGTTCTCAAATCCAATGGCCCCAGTTCGCTCCAGATGCTGTCTGCTGTCACTGGAATGTCCCGCTCTGCCATCCAGCTAGACGCAGAGAACAACCTCCTGCGTAGCGGCTTCATGGAGATCGACGGTAAGCGGAAGATCACAGCTAAGGGAACATCCATACTGAAGGAGCTATCATGAGGTATGTAGTATCACAATGGGGGAATGGTCTATCAGTCGGATTGATTGGTAGGCCAGAGGAGGTAGAGGAAGATAAGAACTTGGCTCATAATATATTTGGGGCTAAGTCATATGATGATGTATTTAATGGGCGCATCAATTTTAAAAGTATTTTTTATTTTTATAAATTCCTCTGGTATAAAAACGCCCTCCCATACATGGCCAAACACAACTGCTCCCTACGTTCAGCTACCAAAGCCACCAAGGACAACGTCAAGCAATATATCATTATCAAAGAGAACTTCATGTCTGCTATAAGTAGACTACCAATACATTATAACATAGGGAATTATAATGATGGGGACTTTGGGTATGAATATGAAGACTGATAATTGGGGCTTTGAATATATAATTTAATTCATTTGTAATTATAAAATTCTTTGATTGTCACATATTGTGGCCCCGACCAACAAAAACACAACATATAGTATGCTTTTACGCCCAATTACCAAACCCAAACAACCACGTCCAACAACCCCCAATCCCTTATACAACATACAACACACTAAACTTATACATAATAAACATATAAGAGAATATAGTAAAGGGAAATACAGGAGGAAGGTGTTTAAAATGTAGGATGTGGATTGGCCATATTAATTATTTAAAAATATTAAAAACTCCCCATTCAACAATTTTCCTTGATTCTACAAGGTTTTGAGCCTCTTTGCGTCACGTAGCTGGTGCAGAGAGGTTTTTTTCTTTTGTTTAATTCGGTAAAGCGGAGCAAAGAAAATTATAAAAAAAGTCAATTTCTGCACGGGGGTAAATACAAAAAGTTTTTAAAACTTTTACCTCACTGCACAGATCACGTCTAAAAACAATAAAAAAAAGGTGCAGGTCGTGCCATTTGCCCCAAATAAACGTCCCCCCAACCAACCAGCGTCCAGATCTAATCAAATCGCGCAAATAATACAATGCCCCGAACAAACAAAAACAAAATCAAATAACACTCAGATCTAATCAAACGGCGCAAATAATGTAATTGCCCAGATCGCACAAAACATTTTAAATAAACGTGGCTGGTCCAGATCAACGCAGATCGCACAAATAAAACTAAATAAACCCAGATCAAATAAAACCGCACAAATAATGTGCGGTTAGGGGAACCAGCCACGTTCGCCCCCCGAAGGGGGCGAAGCGAACCTTACTTGGTGGGATCGTCACAGGCGGGACCAACCTCGCCAGAGCGACCTTGGGATTCGAAGAATTCCCCATCGCACATGCACAACCACCAACGAGATCTGCGAGCATCTTTCACCTTGAATTTGAAGAGTTCGACATTTTGGCCTCGACCAACTGCATCCACCCAAGCTTCCTTGGGAGTGGAACCAAAACCCTGATTGAGAAGCCCAACCCCATAGGGGCAAGCATTTTTAACAGAGCGAACGACATAATGTGTATAGGTAGCCATGGGGGAATAATAAAACAAAAAGGCATTTGAAACAAGCCCAAATTTAAATTATTTTTTATTCGACATATGAGGAGAGTATAGTATAGGGAAAATTGCTGTAAGTCATTGATTAGTAAGGAGTTACGCGGAACGGGGGGCGCGGTCGCCGTAACTCGCTGATATTCAACGAGTTACAGGGTTTATTTAGGCAGGAATCACACGTAACTATTTTGGTTTTGTTCTCATAGATTGCTATATTTTTCCGTCAATTCAGCTTGAACGTGATTATTCCAGATGGCGTACATAAGTTTAAACCAACCCTCATTATCATCTAGGGGGAAGACCGCCTCGAACTCTTCCATCATGGAATCTAATGAAGATTCAAATGCAACCTGCTCGGGGCTAGCCTCTTCTTTTATTTTATTCATTTTTTTGCTTGTATTCCTCTGCCTTCTTGTTTTCTTTGGTGGAACCAAGATTCTCCATAGACAATACCCTTTCTTTCGAAGAAAGCATCGCAAGCCTTGCTTATCTGCTCAGAAGTCCCGCGAGGGATAGCGTCATAAACCCTGAAAGTTTTTTGTGTTGCTATTTTTACAGTGCCGCCATTCGCCACTGCCTTCCAATCTGAATTGTCGTAAGTTTTCATTGTTTTTATTTCCATTTATAGTTATTAGAGACAAACTCCCTGCCAAGTTCAATTGCTCCATGCAAAGATGTTTTGATACTTGTTTCTGTGCCTTCCTTATACCAAGTGAACCGGTAATCATCGCCATTTTCTTTGACAAAGGTAAACCAAGGGCGTTTGTGTTTGTTTGAATCCCTGAGGATTATTTTGGGTGTTTTGTTTTTAGTCATTTAGTTGTTCCTTTCCACATTCGATGAAGTGCATATGCTGCCTAGCATATTGATAGACCGTATTCATTGCCTCCCTAACCTCTTCCCTTTCTGAAAGAGCTTTATCCCAAGCCCCATCCCCGTGAGGGTAGTAGTCTCTTTGGTGAAAAGTGGTATCATAAAGGAGTTTGATTTGCGCTTCGCTTACAGCTTCAAACAATTCATTGTATTCTTTGCGTAGCTTGTCTTCTCCTGATCCATTCATATGAATGAACGGCATTGTGTATTTTTTAGTCATCTTTTTCTTAGTAGTAGGATTATTGCTGCTAGGAAGGTTATCCAAAAAGACAACCCAAGTTCAAGGAGTTTTTTTATCATTTTGGTTCAACTACAAAACCTGTTTCGTCTTTTTTAGCAAGGCCTTTTTCAACAAGGCCAACGATCACGCCTTTAGGATCAAGAAAACGAAGATCCGTGTCGTCTCCATCGACAACTTGCATTCCCTCCCAAGTTTTGGGAAGCTTGTCACGAAAAACAACTGCCACGTTATGGACTTTGCTTACAAGTTCCTTGATTTCCTCAAGCTCCGTTTCTTCAGAGCGGGAAAAGGTTAGGGAGTAATTTTTTGGCATTTTACCGTCAATGAATTTGCGCATCCTATAGCTACCTTTAGTATAATCATAAAAGGTCACATCAGGGAAGTGATCAAAAATGCTCTTGCCCTCAAAAAAGAAAGGTTTTGTTTCCCAAGGAATATCGGAAGTTAGATTAAGACGGACGCAAGGTGTTTTATCATACTTCCGTGCCTTCTTTACTCCAGCAGTAAGTTCTTTGTGAAGTTGAGCCATAAAAGTCTCGCGGTGTTGAAACAAGAATTTTGTTTTATTGATTCGCGCCTTTTGTACGTTCTTCATGATTCCACGTCCCGCCGTATTAAGGCAAGCCATAGAGCAACCTTTACTTGCCCAGTGGCAAGTGTTGAAGCCAGAAAGTTTTGAAGGTGCGAGGTGGATACCATAAGTGACATAACCATAAGCTAATCCCTTGATTGTTTTGCTGTTTCCTGAATTGAGTAATTTCATGATAGATTTGTTATTGATTAAAAATTTTACCACCAGCAAGAATAAAAAACTTTGTCTCCCTCATTGATTGCATCCATCGCTTCGGAGACAAACTGGAGATCCTTTTCTTTTCTTGTTTTATCTTGGCTTGTATCACTGCCAAAGAAAAACCCTTGAGTTTTGGGCAGCGTCTCATTGACAATGCATTTTTTCAACTGGTCCAGATCCTCCGCAGTCAATTCAACCTCATTACAATTGAGATCATTGGCGGGTTTGCCCGTCTTGATATTCCAAAGACTTTCCATCCAACCTTGCAAAGCATTATGCTTGCGCCAGTAAGAAATTTCACACGACTCACCGTTGGAGTCCCTTCGTTCTGCATATTGGTCTAGTCCCATAACGCTGTCTATTCTTCACAAAAATGAACCCGTGCCAAGCTTTTTTTTTTGATTTTTAATTATTTTAAATTTAGGGTTGACAGCCTAGCATTTTTTGATATGGGAAAAATCGTTGTAACTCACTGATTGATAGGGAGTTACGGCTCGCGGCGGGGCCGAGGCCCGTAACTCATTGATATTCAACGACTTACGAAGCTTTTTGTGTCAAGCAAAAAAACCGCCCCCGTAGGGGCGGCTTGGGGTGAGGTTGCCTTGTTAGGCGGGGAGGGCGAGAGCTTTGTCCTCCTCGGTGATGATGGGTTGCGCCACCTTGTCGAAGATAGATTGCATCCGCATCGTACGGTCGGAGAGCTTGGAAAGGTCGCTACCTTTCAGATTCTCGGTGATGGAATTGTAGAGAGTCCAGAGTGAACCGCCCTTGAACTCCTCATGGCGAGGGTTGCGGAATTCCTCAACGGCCTTGTAAATGTCACGGGCAGGGAAAGCCTTGGCATCCACAAGCTGAACAATCAAGTCGGAAGCTGACTCGACTTCGGTCTGCTGGTACGACTCAATCCTTTTGGACATATCAGCCCAGTGATCCTTGACCTTAGCCACGGCAGAGGAAAGGACGCGAGGCAGGTCAGACAGAATGTGAGTAGTGTGGCGACGAGCCAATTTGACATCCGAAGAGAAGCAAAGATTCTCACAGACCATCATTTGATTGCCAGCCGCGATGGAAGCCGCAAAGGACTTGTCATGAGCATTGCGAAGACCCAAGACGATCTTGCGATCCTCTCCAGTGATATCTTGACCTTTAAGGGCGAACCCTCCAAAGTACCGCAGACCACTACGCGCAAGGGCGTGTTCCTCTTCGGTCACTTCGAAACCAGCGCGGTTAATGGCCTCGCGGGTCATGTCCACCAGTTGGCGGTGTGGGATTGGAGTGTGGCTACTGGTAGCTTCAGGGGTTTGAACTCCAGTCAGGGCTTCAGCGTCAATTTTGTTTTTTGCGTAGATAAGCATAACGGCAGGAGTATGATCTAAAAAAACACTTTAGGCAACAACTAATTGAACAAAAATGAAAATATTTTGAAGATTACCGCGCCCATCAAAAGAGCGCTACCGAGAACCATAAGGGTGAACACGACATTTTCGAAGAATACTCGATCTTGATTTTTCATATCAAATAAGATTGTCGCATCAAAAGAATGCAGGTCAAATAAAAAACCACAAATAACCGCATTAAACACAAATAAGTCAAATAATACTTGACAGCCCCCACCACCCCAGAAACCAAGTCACAAAAAAACCTCGTAAGTCACTGATACTCAATGAGTTACGAGGCGGGGCCGGGGCGTGGCCCGTAACTCGCTGATACACAACGAGTTACGAGGGTTTTATTCTTGCCAACGATTTAGAGCGGCTTCCCAGTGGGAATGCTCAGTCTGGGCAGCTTGCTCCAGACCCTCGGCATAGAAGTGTCTCCAGATCCCGAAAGCCATCACCCCGTCTTCAAACATTTCTGGGATCACCCACCCACGGTAAGACCTTGGGCAAGTCATGCTCTCCTGACCTCGGAGTCCTGCCTGATAAGCGAAGTCTGATACTTGGTTTTGTGTTGCTGTAGCCATGTGGGGATAGTAGCCGAAGAATTAGTTTTTGGCAATACTTTTTTTGTTTTAAATTTCCCCTTTCCA